GTCGCCCGCGCTCTTGGCCTGCGCGCCCGCATCGACGAAGAGATCGGGTGGCACAAGACGCTGTCGAACGTGGCGATGGACGGCGTGCTGTCGATCACGAAGGACGTGCACTTCGACCTGCTCGACGCTTCCACCGATGCCGGCGTGCTCAACGACGCGCCCGTCACCACGATCATCCGCGCCGATGGCGCCCGCTTCTGGGGCAACCGCACCACGGCCGGTCCTGAACAGCCCGACTTCGTGTTCGAAAGCGCCGTGCGCACCAGCTTCGCGCTGCAGGACGTCATCGCCACCACCATGCAGCCCTTCATCGATCAGCCCATCACCGTGGGCCAGATCAAGAACCTGCTGGAAAAGATGAACGCTGCAGCGCGCGCGCTGGTCACGGCGGGCAAGATCGTCGGCGCGAAGTTCTTCTTCGACGCCGCCGCCAACACCTCCGACCAGCTCGCGGTGGGCAAGCCGACCTTCCGGTTCCAGTTCACGCCCTGCGCGCCGATGGAAAACCCGGCCGTCGTCCTGGTCATCACCGATTTCTACTACTCGGACTTCGCAGACCAGCTGGTCTGATCCGATCCCCCTCCCCACCGCTGAAAGGATCCGGCCATGGGCCTGCCGCGCAAGCTCGTAAACATCAACGCCTACGCCGATGGCCTGAGCTTCCTCGGCCAGATCGCCGAGTTCGAGGAGCCCAAGCTCGCCATCGCCACCGACGATTGGCGCGGCGGCGGCATGCTCGGCCCGGTCAAGATGGACATGGGCCTCGAGGGCCAGGAAGCCACCCTGACGATGGGCGGCCACACCGCTTCGCTGATCCGCAGGTTCGGCATCACGGCGGTAGACGGCGTACAGCTGCGCCTGGTCGCGGCCTACCGCGCCGACGACGGCACCGCCGCGCAGGCGGTCGAGATCTACCTCGGCGGCCGCTTCTCCGAAATCGACCTCGGCAAGGGCAAGCCGGGCGAAGGCACCGAGCACAAGTACACCGTGCCCGTCGCCTATTACCGTCGCGTCGTCGACGGCGTGGTCGAGGTCGAGATCGACATGGTCAACGGCGTGTTCCTGGTCGACGGCATCGATCGCTACGCCGAGATCATGGCGATCCTGCTCGGCTGACGCCCCCGACATCATGAAATCTACCGGGTGGTCCGTTGCGGGGCGCCGCCTGGTGGTGGGCCGGGGAGGATCGGTAGCCTTTCCCCCCTCCCCGGCCCTTTCTGCCCCGCTGCACAGGAGCCCCGCACATGGCCGAACAGACCGACGTCACCGCCGTCACCGAGAAGAAGCGCTTCGAGACCGTCACGCTCGAGGAGCCGATCGTTCGCGGCACCACCACGATCACTGAGATCACGCTGCGCAAGCCCAAGGGCGGCGAGCTGCGCAACCTCAACCTGCAGGATATCCTGCAGACCGACGTCACCGCGATGCTCAAGTTGATCCCCCGCATCAGCAACCCGCCGTTGACGCAGGACGAGGCTGACGATCTCGAAGCGCCTGACCTCGCCACACTGGCGGGTACGATCCGCGGTTTTTTTATGACGAAGGCCGAGCAGCGCCTGCTCGAGGCGATGCTGGCGGAACATACGCCGAAGACCTGATCGCCGAGATCGCGGCCGTCTTCCATTGGCCGCACTCCGAACTGGTGGCGATGACGATCGACGAGCTGCTCGACTGGCGTGAGCGCGCCGTCGCCACGTGGAACCGGATGCACGCCAGCAAGGAAGGCGGATCGTGAGTAATAAGCTCTCCCTGATCGTGAACTTCCTCGGTGTCGATCGGATGTCGGGGGCGCTGCGCAGCATTGTCGGCCTCGGCCGCCAGGGCTCCACGTCGGTCCGCCAGCTCACTGGCGAATCGCGCAAGCTCGAGCGCGAGCTTGCCGGCGTGCGCCGCCAGATCGCCGCCGGCTCGGGCAACATGACCGAGCTTATCAACCGCGAGCGCGCGCTAGAGCGGTCGATCGCCGGCACCAACCAGCAGCTGCAGCGCCAGCGCCGCCTGCTGGAAATCGCAGCGGGGGCAGGCAAACGTGATGGGCGGGGTTGCCCTGGCCACGCCGCTCATCCTCGCCACGAAGGCGGCGGCCGACTTCTCGTCCGGCATGGTCGACATCCAGCAGAAGACCGGCTTGAGCGACCGCGCGGCAGACAGCTTCGCCAACCGCATCCTCGCGCTTTCCGCAGCGGCGCGGCAGATGCCCGAGGACATGCGCTCCGGTCTCGACGTACTGCTCTCCAAGGGCATGAAGCTGGACGCGGCCACCGATGCGATCGGCCCCGCCGGCCGCCTCGCGACGGCGTACAAGGTCGAACTTCCCGACGCGGCCAACTCTGCCTTCGCCGCGATCAGCAACCTCAAGGTCGCGAGCCGCGACACCGCGCGCATTTTCGACACCATGGCCGCCGCCGGCAACGCAGGTGGTTTCGAGGTGCGCGACATGGCGCGCAACTTCCCCTCGCTCACCGCGCAGATGCAGGCGCTGGGCGAAAAGGGCATCCCGGCGGTGGCGGACCTGTCGTCCGCGCTGCAGGTCGCCATGCACACCGCCGGCAGCGCGGACGAGGCCGCGAACAACATCCAGAACCTGCTCGGCAAGATCAACGCGCCGGGCACGATCAGCGCGTTCAAGAAGAACTTCGGCATCGACCTGCCCGCCGCCATGAAGAAGCTGACCGACGAGGGTTACAGCTCGATGGAGGCGATCTCGCTCCTGACCAAGAAGGCGACCGGCGGCGACATGAAGAAGCTGGGCTTCGCCTTCGAAGACCAGCAGGCCCGCATGGGCATCCTCGCGCTGATTCAGAACATGGAGGAATACCGCGACATCCGCCGGCAGGCCATGCAATCGGGCGGCACGGTCGACCAGGCATTCGGGCAGCGCGCATCGCGCGACGCCACCGTGCAATGGCGCGCTTTCATGGGCACCGCCTCGCGCCTGGCTATCGTGCTGGGCACCACGCTGCTGCCAGTGATGACGGACGTTCTTGGTAGCGTCTCCACCGCCGTGACCGCCTTCTCCAATTGGGCCCAAGCTAATCCGGCGCTGGCCGGCGCGCTCATGAAGGGCGTAGCGGCGCTCATCACGTTCAAGATCGGGCTGGGCGCGGCTCAGTTCGCGCTTGGCGGCATCCTCGGCCCACTTGCGCGGATCATCCCCTTCTTCCGCAAGGTCGAGGGGGTTTCCCGGTTCGGTGCGCTGCTCGGCCGCTTCGGTTCGATCGCCGTTCGCGCCGGTGGCCTTGCCGTGCGCGGCTTCGGCTTGATCCGTGTCGCCGCGATGTTCCTCGCACGCGGGGTCATGCAGGCCGGCTTGATGATGATGGCGAACCCGATCGTGCTGGCGATCACGTTGGTGGTGCTTGCGCTCGCGGGCGCGGCCTACCTGATCTACACTCATTGGGCGAAGATCAACGCGGCTTTCTGGGGCGGCGTGGCATGGGTGAAGAAGACTATCGGCGGCTTGCCCGACTGGCTAAAAAACATCGGCTCGATGATGATGCAGGGCCTGCTCATGGCCATCAACCCGATGGCGCTGGCGTGGAAGCTGATCGAGGTTGCGAAGAACGGCGTCACGGCCTTCCGGAAGTATTTCGGCATCAAGTCGCCCTCGCGCCTGTTCATGACCATGGGCGGTCACCTGACTGCCGGCCTCGAACGCGGCATCGACCGCAACCGCCACGGCCCGGTGCGCGCGATCGGCCGCATGGCCACTGGCGTGGCGGCCGCCGGAGCGTTCTCCCTCACGCCAATGCACGCGGCCGCCCGGCCCGCCAGCGGCAGCGCGGCGCGCGGCGCGCCCGCGCCGATCGAGATTCACGTTCACGCCGGCCCCGGCATGGACGTTCGCGAGCTTGCCCGCGAAGTTCGCCGCGAGATGGAGCGTGCCCAGGCGGTTAGCGGCCGCTCCAACTACGAGGACCGCTGATGGCTTCCGCCCCTCTGATGTCGCCCGCCCAGCTCCTTACGCTTGGGATGTTCCTGTTCGGCATGGATACGGCCCC